GGGCAGCCTGCCCGGCGCGGTCCGCGACATCTTCGACCAGTCCGGCGCCACCATCGTGGTGGTGCGCGTGGAGCAGACCACCAGCGACGCCGATCCCGCCACCGTGACTGCCGTCATCGGCGGCGTGGACTCGGGGACCGGCGCCTACACCGGCATGCAGGCGCTTCTCGCCGCCGAGAGCAAGCTGGGCCTGTCCCCGCGCATCCTGTGCGCCCCGGGCTTCACTGAGCAGGTCACCAAGACCGGCTCCGTCATCACCGGCGCCCCGGTCACGGCCGCCATGGTCGCCGTTGCCGACCGCCTGCGCGCGGTGGTGGTGGCCGATGGCCCCAACACCAACGACGCCGACGCCATCGCCTACCGCGGCCTGTTCGGCTCTGCGCGCCTGTTCATCGTGGACCCGAAGGTGAAGGTCTACCAGAACGGCGCCACCGTCGACCAGCCGTCCAGCGGGCGCGTGGCCGGCATCATCGTCAGGCAGGATGCAGCGAACGGGTTCTGGTGGTCGCCGTCGAACGTCGAGATCGCCGGCATCGTCGGCGTGTCGCGGCCGGTGGACTTCGTCCTGGGCGACCCCAACAGCCGGGCCAACTACCTCAACGCCAACTGCGTGGCGACCATCATCCGCAAGGACGGCTACCGCCTGTGGGGCAACCGTTCCGCGTCCAGCGATCCCAAGTGGATGTTCCTGTCGGTCCGCCGTACCGCCGACCTCATCAACGACAGCATCCTGCGTGCCCACATGTGGGCCGTGGACCGCAATATCACGACCACCTACCTGGAGGACGTGACCGAGGCCGTCAACGCCTACCTGCGCAACCTCCGCGAGATCGGCGCCATCATCGACGGCAGGTGCTGGGCCAACCCCGCGCTGAACACGCCGGACCAGATCGCCCAGGGCCGGGTCTACTTTGACTTCGACTTCGCTCCGCCCTACCCCGCCGAGCACGTCCAGTTCCGGTCCATGCTGAACCAGAACTACCTGTCCGAAATCCTGCCGCAGCAGTAACGCGGCGGCCCGCCTTCGCCATTCTCACCGCTGACCACGTCCGGAGATCCCTGCCATGCCCGCGCAAAAGATTCTCAAGGCGTTCTGCCTCTACGTCGACGGCAAGGGCTTTGCCGGCGAGGTTGAGGACTTCACGCCCCCGAAGCTGGCCATCAAGACCGACGAGGTCCGCGCCGGCGGCATGGACTCCCCGCTGTCCATCGATGTGGGCATGGAAAAGCTGGAGGTGTCCTTCACCTTGGTGGGCTTCCAGGAATCGGTGATCCAGCTTTTCGGACTCCTGCCCGGCCTCGACACGGCCCTGATCCTCCGCGGCGCCCTGGAGGACTACGACGGCACCGTCACGCCGATCATCCATACCTGCCGCGGCCGGCTCCGCGAGGTCGACCCCGGCACCTACAAGGCCGGCGAGCGCGCGGCCCTCAAGGTCGCCGCCGACCTGAACTTCTACAGCCTCCTGGTAGCCGGTGCGCCCGTCGTGACCATCGACACCAAGAACATGATCCGCCAGATCGGCGGCACCGACCGCCTGGCCAAGATCCGGCAGGCCATCGGCCTGACCGGCGTCATCACCACCATCTGACGCCATTCCGCGCCACTGAAACAGGGCAGACCATGAGCGACCCCATCACCATCGACCTCAAGCACCCGTTCACCTCGTCCGGCGTGAAGGTGTCCTCGGTGAAGATGCGCCGCCCGACGGTGGACGACATGGTGGCGGCCGGCGACGGCGACCAGAGCGACGCGCGCAAGGAGGTGACCCTGTTCGCCAACCTCTGCATGCTCAACCCCGGCGACCTGGGCAAGATGGACTTCGCCGATTTCAAGAAACTGCAGGCGGCCTTCGCCAGTTTCGCCGACTGACGCCCTCCAACCTCCGGGAGTGCGTCATCGCCCTGGCATCCTCGACTGGATGGAGCCGGGCAGAGATCGGAGGCATGGAGGTTGCCGACATGCTCGCTTGGTTGAACGCGGCGGACAACCTCCGGAAGGCGACTGGCCGTGACCGATAGCAAGCACAAGGCGTCCATCGTCATCGGCGGCTCCCTGTCGTCCACGCTGGGCGCGGCTTTCGGCGGCGCCGAGAAGATGACCAAGCGCCTGGGCGCCACGGTCGCCGCGGTGAACAAGCAGCAGAAGGCCTTGGCCGCCGGCGGCGTGAAGGCGCTCCGCGAAAATGGCGCGGCCCTGCGGAAGCTCGGCGTCGACACCAACGACCTGGGCAAGGCACAGGCCCAGCTTGCGGCGCGGTCCGATCAACTCGGGCGCCAACTGGCCGCCCTTCGCGGCGCCGGGAAGCTGGGGACTTTCTCGCAGATCGGTGGCGCCCTGTGGCGCGGTGCCGCGGCGCTGACGGCCGCGGTTGGCGCCTCGCATGGCCTGTCCTTCGCCGCCCTGTTCCATCTGTCGAAGAGCACGGCCGATTCCGCCAAGGAACTCAAGGAGGCCGCCGACTACCTGGGCATGGCGCCGAAGTCGCTCAAGGAACTGCGCTACGTCGCATCGCGCCACGGCGTCGAGGAACGGGCGCTGACGGTCGGACTGGAAAAGCTCACAGCCCGCATGTCCCAGGCGTCCTTCGGAACCGGCGAGGCGGCAGAGGCCTTGCGCCGGCTGCACCTGTCTGCGCGGCAGCTACAGGCCGTCGGCACCGAAGAGGCCGTGTTCATGTTGTCCGACGCGCTGGCGGAGGTGGAAACCGACGGTGAGCGAGCCGAGTTGGCAATCAAGATATTCGGCGAGAGCGGCATCAAGCTGGTGAACATGTTCAAGGGCGGCGCCCCGGCCCTCATGCGGATGCGCCAAGAACTCTACAAGACCGGGGCGACGGCGCCGACGCGCGACCAACTCGACCGCTCAGAGGCGTTCGTGCGCGCGTGGATCGACATGGGCGAGAGCATCGAAGAGGTGCGGAAGACCGTGGGCCTTGGCCTGATGCCGGTCTTCACGGACCTGATGCGCCGCTTCGGCGGCTTCCTGCAAGGCCAGATGCCGACGTTCGCGCGGTGGGCATCGGAATGGGCCACCTGGGCTGGCAAGACGCTGCCGTCCGTCGTCGCCTTCCTCCGCGACGACCTGACCCCAGCCCTGAAAACCACCTGGGGCGCCATCGGCGGGACGGCTGAGGCCATGGGCGGCTGGGGCAACGTGGCGAAGATCGCCGGCGGCATCCTGGCGGTGTGGGGCATCGCCAAGTTCGCCATCTTCGCCGCGGAAGTGGTGACCGCCACCAAGGCGCTGTGGGCGCTGACGGCAGCCTTCGGTGGCCCAGCGATTGGCGCGGCCGTCGGCGGCTTGCGGTGGCTGACCGGAGCCTTCCTGTCCCTGACCGCGGCCACGGCCGGCTGGGTGTTCTACATCGGCGGCAACGTCATGGGCGCCGCCATTGGTGGCATGATGACGGCCATCACGGGCATAGGAACCGCGGTGGCTGGCGTCACGCTAGCTTTCGTGGGCTGGGCGGCGGCCATCGCCAGCGTGGTCGCGGGCCTGGGCCTGATGCTCTACTACCGGAAGGAGATCGCCGACTGGCTCGGGCCGAAGGTCGACAAGGCGAGCGATGCCGTCCTGGGCGTCGAGGCCAGGCTGAATGCCGAAGCGGGCATGGCCGGCAGCAAGACCAGCAGCCTCAACCCGGCTGGGCCCTGGTCGCGCGGCCGTGCTCCGGAATCGCTCATCCCCAAGCCGATCCCCCTCAACCTGGGCGGCGAGCGGCGGACCTCGTTCATGGACGCGGTCCGCGCCATGGATGACCGCACGCCACGGGCCTTCGCTGGCGTGCCGGTGTCGGCCGGCGGCCAAACCGTCCACCAGAGCGTGACGGTGAACGTCCAGGGCGCTCCCGGCCAGTCCCCCATGGCAATTGTGGATGAGATTGAGCGGCGCCTGCGGTCGAAGAGCAAGCAGGATGCCCGGTCCGTCCTCTTCGACACCGGGGGGCGCTGATGCCGCTCACCCCCGAAGACTTCGGACTGTCGGGCTACCTGACCTCACCGCCGGCGGGAACCACGCCGCGGGTGCCGCCGGAAACCTCCTACGCCTCCGACCTGATGATGCGGTGGGGCGAGTTCAAATGGGGCGTGCCCACCTCGGCGCCGAAGTACCAGCGGATGATGCGGACCAGCGAATATCGCTGGACGGCCGTGGACCTCATCGGGCAACTTGCGGCCCTGCAATACGTCGGGCCCGGCGCCGAGACGGTGACCCTGGCCGGCCTGTTCTGGCCGCACGACGTCCAGACGGAAGAGACGTTCGCCGACGACTTCAACGACGCGCTCAAGATGATGGACAACCTGCGGGCCGCCTCCGAAGACGGGAAGCCGCGGCAACTCGCCGACAGCCGCGGCAAGGTGTGGGGCGAGTTCGTTATGGTGCGGGTGGAGGAATCCCACGACCTGTTCTGGATGAACGGCATACCCAAACGCATTTCCTTCACCGTCCAGCTACGCAAGGCGACGAACAATGGCCGGAATCCCATCGTATAGGACCAGGGACGGCGACACCGTCGACTGGATCGCGTGGCGCTACTACGGCGCCGCCGCTGGCTCTGCCGAGCACATCCTGACATCGAACCCGGGCCTTGCCGACCACGGCCCCGTGCTGACCGAAGGCATCGCCATCGCCCTGCCCGACCTCCCCAAGCCGGCGGCCACCGGAGATCGCCTGTGGGATTGAAACCGTATTTCAGGCTGGAGGCCAACGGCGCTGACATCACCCCCAAGGTACTGCGGCGGCTGGTCCGCCTGCGCCTGGTGGACGAGGTAGGCGAGGGCGCGGACTCCGTCGAGATCGTCCTCGACGACACCGGCGGCACGATCCCCCTCCCGCGCCAGGGCGCGTCCCTGGAGGTATGGCTGGGGTGGGATGGCGCTGGGACCAAGATGGGACGCTACACCGTGGACGAGGTCGAACTGTCGGGGGCGCCCGACGTCCTGACGATCCGTGGCCGGTCCGCCCCGTTCATCGGCGAGGCCACGCCCTACAAGGCCCTGACCTCGCAGAAGTCCCGGTCGTGGGACCTGATGACGATTGACCTGCTGGTGGCGGCCATCGCCGGCGAGCACGGCCTGCGGCCCATCGTCGGCCCCGAGTTCATCGGGCAGGCGCTTCCCCACCTGGACCAGTTCGACGAATCGGACATCAACCTCCTGCGCCGGGTGATGATGGACCGTGACGCGGCGGTGAAGGTCAACGGCGGATGCCTGCTGGTGGTGAAGCGGGCCAAGGGCCAGAACTCGGCAGGAGCGCCCCTGGTGCCCGTCGTGCTCACGCCCGGCGAGGTGTCCAGCCGCACCGTCACCATCACCGGCCGCGCCTTCGCCCGGTCGGTGATCGCCACATGGAACGACATCCAGACCGGCCAGCTACGAGAGGCCCGGGCTGGCAGCGGCGAACCGGTGAAGCGGCTCCGCAACCCGCTCCCGAACCAGGAAGCGGCCCAGCGCGCGGCCGACGCTGCGATGGAAGCCGGGCGCCGCGGTCATTCAACCCTGAGCGTCACGCTTCCCGGCCGGCCTGCATTGCAGTCCGAGGCCACGCTGACCATGCAGGGCTTCCGCGAAGGCGTGGACGGTGAATGGCTGATCCAGCACGTTGCCCACAACCTGACCGCCGAGGGCTACACCTGCGAGGTTGAGGCGATCACGCCCTAGAAGCCGGCCGCCA